GCCAATGTGAACATCAGCCGGATCAATAACTAATAAGTGACTATCCTTTGATTTGTTCCTTTTTATAGTTGGATATTTAGGCGAATAGTTTTTTAATTCAGCAACTAATTTATCACGTATTTGATCATAAGACACCGCACCTTCATAGTCTGGATTGGTGAAGAATAAAGAAGTGTCTTTTGTTTTTACCCAACCATGCTTTACGTCTTTGGTCGGTACACCTGCATCTTCACAATAGTCATCAATCTTTGAAATATAAAGTGTATAATGGTCTTTAATTGTTAATGGAGATTTGCCAACAACACCACCTATTCGATTGTAGTAATCTTTTTTGAACTCATTTAATTTTCTTGGATTTGCGGCAAATGCTTCAAAGGTTATGTCATATTGACTCATGTTATGTGTGTGTGTGTTTATTTTCTTAATTGAAAGTGCATCCAGTCGTAATTCTTTTCTATTCCTAAACTTATAAATCCGTGCCTATAAAATATATCAATCATCTTTTGGTACTCTGGGCGTGCAAAGCGTGCAGTCTTTGCGGTTTCTTTTAATTTGTTTCTTGCCGGATCTAAATCAATTGCTATTGCCCAAGCGTGTGTAGACCAACTTGTTCCCCCTCGCATTTTTCTGTAATTAAAACACCCACCAAATAAGTCAATGCCAAGTCTTTCAATCTCTGCCATTCCATACTCAGCCAATAAATCATTGAACACGTTTAGAAATGGTTCTGCGGCTAACTTATGGCATCTCATTTTAGAAACTTTAGTATCTACATCCCACGCCAAACGCATTGGATAAGGTAAAAGTATTGTGGTCAAATAACCTTCGCCAGTTTCATTTGGCTTTCCGTACTTTTTAACAATGTCGTTTGTGGTCATCATTATAATTCCTTTTTAACGTCTTTTAGTTTTACAATGATAGCCTTTATCTTATCAATAAACGAATAGCCTTTAACCTTAATCCAAGACTCATCCATACTCTTTACCTCTACGGATAGCAAAACTAAAGCAATTACCTTTGTAGAGATAAACTCAACGCTTACCACGCTCGTTGTTAATCCGTTTATTATAAATACATCAGAGGCATATACGAGCATCACCACCGCAATATAACTAACTAACTTAGGTATTAAGCCATTCCGAAACATCTTACTTGTAATAGGCTCTTTTAGGCTTTTAGCTTTCCAAACTCCAAAGCAAGTGTCAATAATAGTAGCAAGTGCCACCATTAGGATTATACCCTTAATTGGGGCAAAGAATAAAATCAATGCGGTTAATATGCTACTCAGGTAAATCTTCATCCTTCTCTTTTATTAGAACTAAGCGGAGTGCGTCTACTATCTGAATAGCTTCATCTAAATTGTAACAACCCTTAGAGATTGCAATGTTTAGTGCATTGTAAATTACGTTCTTTGCTTCTTTCATAAATTAATTAAAGTTAGGTGGTAGGTCTATGTTTTGTGGGCTGACTGGTGGATTAATTTCGCTGTTAATCATACCTGCTACGCTTGCCTGTAAGTTGTTTACACCATCTTCGCCCAACTGTGATTGTATCCACGATACTACTAAAGTGTTAGTAAGGTCTGCATAAGGAACAAATGTCGCACCCTGTACTACTTCAAACTGTGCTGAATTAGAAAGTTCTGCTGTATATTCCTGTCCGCCACTTTGCTCTATTCCTGTTACTGTGTATAGTGCTGTCACTACGTAATCTGTTTCTGTACCCTCATCTAAGGTAAAAAGGTTTGTTACTTGCCAATTGTATATCATATTTTTATGCTAAAAGTATTTTTCTTGCTACCCCGTTGATTACTACGTTCCAAACATTTGCGCTTGTGTTTATTTCTGCCGCTACTGCTCCCGCGTTTACTGCTGCCGTTCCTATTACAAATTGATTGTTTGCTGTTGCTACCGCATCACGACCGATAATTGTAGAACCGTTAAAGTTGCCACTTTGAGTATTATAACCTATTGCTGTGTTGCTTATTCCTGATACGTTATTTTGCATTGCTCGAAAACCAACTGCCACATTTTCTCTGCCTGTAGTGTTATTAAACATTGTTTCTGTTCCTAAAGCAGTATTTGCATTTCCTGTATTTTGAAATAGTGATTGAGTGCCTAAAGCCATATTATTTGACCCCGTAACATTTAATTTTAACGCTTGGTATCCTATTGCTACGTTATTGTTACCTGTAGTATTTGCTTCAAAACTTTGTGAACCTATTGCCGTATTTTGAGCACCTGTAGTTGTTGAATCCGATGATTGAAAACCTAATGCTGTATTATTTGCACCTGTACTAGCCAATAACGCTTGGTAACCAATAGCTGTTATGCCTGTGCCTGTGGTGTTAGCTTTAGCCGCTTCGTAACCTACTGCTACGTTATTAGATGCTGTGTTGTTTTCTAATGCTTGTCTACCAATAGCAGTATTATTACTACCCGTGCTGTTAAATTGTAACGCTTGAGCTCCGTTAGCGGTGTTGTTAGTGCCTGTAGTATTAGCTGTCAAAGCATTATTACCTAAAGCCGTATTATTTGACCCTGTGCTGTTACTATCTAAAGCACCATCACCAAAAGCCGTATTAGTTGCAACTGCACCTGCTCCTAAATTTGTTACGCTTGTTGTGCTTAATAACAGTGGGCTTGCATTGCCCTCTCCATCTGTTACCGCTCTTAGCGTAGCATCTAATGGAGTATTAATGGTGGAATCTAAGTTTAGTATCCCCTTGTAATTTGTGCCTATATTTTGACTTAATAAATTTGCCATATTTTTATATTTTTATTTTTTAACCCCAAGTTTCTGTTGTTGCGCTTCCCCAATTTTGAGCCGTTGCCGTACCCCAAATAAAAGCAGCGAATGGAGGTGTGCCACTTTCTACAATTGTGCCGTATTGGTACCCGTACCCGTACATTTTAAAGTTTGATTAAAAGTACTGAACCGCTTGCAAGTGTTACCGTTTTAAGTGCTTTTCCGCTTGCTGGTGCAATGATCATTCCTTTGGTTATGGTCTTGCCACTAATGCCCCATTCAGTCAACACGTTGTTGTCATCTGTGTCAGTTAACGCGCTAAATACGCAATCAGCATTTACAACTAAATAGCGGTAATTTGTGCTATTTGTTCCGGTTATTGTGCTATCTACAAACTTGCCACCCTTAAGTGCAACTAATTCTTCTATTGTCATTTTCTTTTTATGTTAAATTTTCTCTAATACTATATTCCATAATAACGCGCGCGCACTGGCTTGAGTTATCAAATAAGATTTCTTGATTACTTAATAGTGTTTGGTCTATTCTTTTACTTCCTACCGTTCCTTTGTATCGGTAAAGGATTGTTTCAATTGCATCCGCTATGTTTGATGCTTGCAGGAATCCACCATTACCATCTTTGGCTTTTGATGCGTAAATGTTTATTTCTACATCATGGTTAATTATTGAATAACCATCCTTAAAGTTTTCTGGCGTGCTTCGTTCCGTGATTACAATACGCGGAAACAAGTTTTCTTGTGGTGCTAACCCGTAATTTAAATGCTCTACAATTCCGGTAATTGCAGGAACATTTAGAAGTTGATATATTGCACCGCCTATCATTGATTGCAAATATCTTTAATTGACTTTTGTTGTTGATGTAATTATTTTAACATTCTTTGTATAGCAATGCTATTTGAACTTTGTTTCGCGGTTTTACTTCCGTTGCAACTTTTACATAATGCCTGAAAATTATCTTCGTTCCATTCATCGCCACCTTGTGACATTGGGATAATGTGGTCAGTGTAATAAGATGGTTGATTGCACCCTTCCACCTCGCACACCGGATGCTTCATTTTATAAGACAAAGATAGGTGCCGCCACGCTTTTGAATTGTAGAACTTTTCGTGTTCCTTATCCTTAAGCCAGTTCTTTTGTTCTGCTTGCTTGTTTTGCTTTTGTGGTGTAAATCCATACACCTTTTTAGGCATGCTTGGCATTACTCACCTACTCCGGTAACTGAATAATAAGTGCCTCCAGACTTCCAAAAGATTTTGTTGTCTATAAAAATAAACTCACCGTTATTCATGTAGTTATTTAAAATTGGATCCGGTTCCGTTGCGTTCCCTTTCATTTGGAAGATGTTTGCACGAACACGATTTGATTCCATTGTTTCACCTTTTTTGTACACAATAATACTACCTTGTCTCATCGGGAAGGTTGTTGTTTTTAAATTAACAAGAATTTCAGTATCATCAACTTCCACATTTTCACGTACTGTAAAGTATTCAATTTCGCTTGTGTTGTTTGGATCAAATATGCTTATCACATCACCTTTGAAAAGTCTGTCACCTTGATAAGGATTAATAGGTAGTGTATCGTGTGCGCCTGCTTCAACATTGTCAATGAATCCAATTGCATCCCTTGAATTAAATGCACCTATGGTGTTGTGTTTTTCTTCACCACTAAAAGGTTTAATATCATCAACGGTTCCGATGTAGTCAGTAATTATGTTGTGTGATGCTGCTGGCATTGCTGAAATAACCTCAAACCATTCACCCTGCACCTCATCCATTGTGTAGTCTTTGGTGCAACCACTAAACACATAGACTTTGTCATTGTA